TATCGGTATCCGTACTCATCGTTGAGAGATATAGCGTAGCAATGTAGCCATTCATGATTATCCAGACTAGTACGAGCCCAAATAGTACAGGGATGGTTATGCATTGTAGGAAGGTAAGGGAAGTCCCTCGGTTCATTCTTTTTCGCCTCTCGCAATACTGCAAGCTGTTCTTTACTTAGTTTCTCTGGAACATATCCAAAGTATTTATCAATCCACATATTCGTGCAGAGCATCTGTGCTGCCTCAAGCGGCATTTTGATAATGTGTTTATCAACATGGGCTTCTGCACACCTATCTAAATCTTCATCTAGTATAAAAATATTCATAGAGCATATTATACTCGGTTAAGCGTTTAAAGTCAAGAAACATTTTCGAGTCTACTCATTAATCTTTCAGCTCGATTTGTCACCTGTCGGTACCATCGAGAGTCACGTCCTTCTTTTGCAGCTTCCTTGAAGTCATCTTTTTTCAATGCTGCATTCATCTTCTTAAATTGTGACAAACGTGGGCGTCCCATATTAAACATCATGTTAACAAGTATCTCTTGCACTTCATCTGGAAAGTCTTCAAAATATGACTCATTATAAAGAGCATAGCACTCCATAACAGATGTCTGAACATCTGTCTCGAAACAGCGCTTTACTCGGTCTTCACTTACAGGAGTGCCTACAGGCTGCCCCCACTCAGGATCACCTTCCACAACTAGATGCCCGATTCCGAAAGTTTCATACCCTAAATGGTCTTTATATACTTCGTACTTTACGCCTTCATCAATTTTTAACTGTTCATACAATCTATCAAAGTTCATAGTTTCCCTTTACTCTTGCACAGTCTTCCGCAGCGCTAGGTAGCTCATCGTCCATGCCGGTAGCGTCCGGCTCTGGGTGTCGTCCATCTACTTTATGATATACCTTTTCTTCTGCTTCTCCATACCAGTTCCATCTTCCATCTGGCATTTGATCGTAGTGCTCTCCATCGTTTCCATTCTGCCCAATTATATCTATTCGGCTCTTGGCTTTTCTTTTTTGTTCTTCGTGTCTAAACATCCAGGGCTCTGCCTCTTGTTGTTGCTTAATTACTTCTGCTTGTTTTTCAATATCTCTTCTTTGTCGTTCCATTTCTAACTCCATTGCATCGTTCGCGTAGGCGTGTCCAACACAAGGAGGTATGCGCATATTTTTTTGCCATTTTCTTATTCTTTGCTTTTTTGTCATTTAGTGCGCGCAACTCCTTTTGCCTTTTCGTACGATCTCATTCCGCCCAATCCCAGCATTCCTAGTAGGACTGGCATCATTGTTTCTAATTCGATTAAAGGTACTACAACTGGACTTTCGACCAGCGCTAGTACAAAATTTGTCATTGGCACTATAATAAAGTTTGATAACATACCAAGTCCGCATATCCAGCCAATTGCAGGACGCCATCCTGCGACAAAAAGCGATTTGTGGGCTGCTTCTTGTTTATTGACTTCTACTTGCGCCATCACTTCTGCATGATGTTGTTTTTCCGCAAGTGTGGAAATTTCGTGTGCTAGTCTATTGGCTTCATCCTTATCCTCGATAAACTCTGAGACTAGACCTGTGACTGGTCCAACTAATTCTTTTATAAAACCTAGTGCCATAATATTCTCCGGCTCGATCAAGTGGGCGGGGAGCGACCCCGCCCGAACCCCTTAGTGTGCAGCGGCTGCTAGTAACACGGTAAATAGAGCTGCATAGCTCCACATTGCGTCACAAGTATAACCGTCACAGTCCCTCAGGCGCTGTATGATCGTTTTCATTTTTTACTCTATCGTAACTACCTTCGGTTTATCTTCCTCGGGAATAATTTCCTCAAGGTCGATGCACAGTAGTCCTTTGTTCATGTAAGCCTTATTGAGCTGGATATTCGCTCCCACCGTAAAAGTACGGGTAAACTCCTTTCCACTCAACCCCTTGTAGATATATGACTCACCTTCGTTTTCCGCTTTTTGCTTACATACCCCTCGGACAGTTAGTGCGTCTTTAAGTAGAGTTATTTCAACATCTGACTTATTCCACCCTGGAACAGCCAACTCTACCCTGTAACCTCCGTCGGTCTTTACGATATTATAGCGAGGATAACTATTATCAAGTTGATAAACATTATTCTCAAAACGGTCAAATCCCAAAAAGAACTTTGGGAAATCTGCCATGTTCAATCTTGTTAGATTGTTCATTTTTTTCTCCTTTGTACCCTTACGGTGTACACTTTGCCCCCTTTCGGAAGGCATGGTTTTGTCAATATTGAGCCTTTAAAGGCTGCTCAAGCCTATTCTTCATCAAACGTTACAACTCCTTGTGCTTCTAAATATTCTAAAGCACTGACAATTCCTGCATGATGACCAATTTTCCAACTAGTCCAGCCGCACCCTATAAGGCAAACGGTTATTGCAAAAATTTGAAGTTCTAACATTGTGTGTTCCATACTGCTCTAATCCTTAGAGTTACTTTTATTACAATCATATATTATACACGCAACAACATTTTATGTCAAGAACTATTTTTCAGTACTTATAAAATAAAAATAATCCTTGACATGAGAGGTCAATTCCTTTATAATAATACAATGAAAAATTATGTTAAACAACCTTGGTCTCACGAGGAAAGAGTTCTTTTGACTTCCAAGTGGTATCATATAAATAGAAATGACATAGAAGAACTATTTCCAAATCGTACATATAACGCCTGCTGCAAACAGGCTAAATACTTAAGGGATAGGGGATGGCGTTTCAAAAGATAATAATTGTAGCGTTTTGCACACTATTATGTTCAGGTTCGGCAAAAGTAGATAGGTTTGAAGAGTTATACTGTTTAGCAAAAAACATATACTTCGAAAGTAGAAATCAACCAAAGCTTGGACGTATGGCAGTAGGACAAGTTACAATGAATAGGGTTAACTCAAAGAGATTTCCCAACACTGTTTGCTCTGTAATTAAGCAGGGCGGAGAAAAACGAAACAGATGCCAGTTTAGTTGGTACTGTGACGGTAAATCAGATGAGCCAGAGAGCGGTTCTGTTTGGGACGAGAGTGTTTACTTAGCACTCTTAATATATAGTGAAGAATTCACTGTAGACGTGACAGAAGGAGCACTTTGGTATCATGCAACATACGTTAGCCCTGAATGGGCAAAGCATTACGAAAAAACAGTTCAGATAAATGAACACATTTTCTATAGATAGGAGATAGGAATGGAGCCGGAAGAACAAATGGAGTTGTTCGAGGATGATACGGTTTTCGACGTGTATACACTAGAAACTGATGCCGAAGCATTAGCTTCTGCGGGTTTTGGTACTGATGAAGATTACAACCACTTTGATGCGTGGGATGATGAGGCAGGGTACCGATATTAGAATTACAGTTAGAAACAACAATGTGGATAGCGCACTGAGAGTACTCAAACGCAAAACAAAAGACAAGTTGGTAGAATTAAAAGACAAATGCTACCATGAGAAAGGAAGTTCAAAGCGGCATAGAATGCTTCAGGCAGCTAAAGTACGAGAACATAAAAGGCAAAAAGATGAAAAGAACAAAACCACACGAGGACGTTAGTAACTTTGAGTTGGTAGGCGACTTTATGGAAGCCTTTGGACAAAAAGTTGAGCTAGAACCTACCTGGCCGGACTTTAATACTCGTGAGTTAAGGCTAGAGCTTATACAAGAAGAATTGGATGAACTGTCGGAAGCAGTTGCAGATCGTGATATGATTCAGATTGCAGATGCACTTACGGATCTACTCTATGTAGTATATGGAGCTGGTCATGCTTTTGGTATTGAATTAGATGAATGTTTTCACGAAGTTCACAGAAGTAATATGTCAAAGCTAGGTGAGAATGGTAGGCCCATACATCGTGAAGATGGAAAGGTTATGAAAGGGCCAGGGTTTTTTGAACCAGATCTTGAAAGTATACTCGGAGCATTATGATTAACTGGTTAGAGATTGGACTTTTTGCCGTGCTTGCACCTTCTTCTATTGTGTTTCTATTTTGGCTTATAGATGCCGTTACAACAAAGAAGTGGCCTTTCCATGAAAAGAAAGGAAACAAAGTTAACTCTGGAGGTAAATTCGGATGACAATTAGTAGACATAAATTTACGCACGCGTTTTATTTTTTACCAGCAGTTACGCTGGAGTGGATGAATCTGCAAGGAAAAAAGGAGTACACACTTGGCTTTGAGTGGCTAGTGTGGGGTTTTTATTTAGATAAGGACTAAGAATGAAAAATAAACTCATGTGGTTTTATTATAGTTGGGATTCTATAATGAACCTAAAGTACAATCCCATAGGGTATATAGGTGATACAAGTCTACGAGCATATTTCATGACTGTACTGTCTATCATTTGGACACTTGTATTTTGTACCTATATCGCAGGTTGGATGAACGTAATGCCATTATTAGTTGGTCACGTTCTTTTTGTATTTGCTACCTTCTTTACTTATGGAGTATTTGAAGATGCAAAGAAAGATGGTAAAGCTTGGTTCCAAGACTGGGACGAGAAGTATACACTTGCATCAGCGTTTGATAAGCGAGACAAAACTAAAAATGCTTGCAGGTGGGACTTAGAGATAGAGGCATGACAGACTTTCGTACTTGGTGGAAATTTCGAGAAGGCAAAGAAATAACAGTTACAGTAGCAGTAATTGCTGCTGTAATTCTTGGTCTAGTAGTATTTGCAGAACCAGAGGAGAGAGATCCAAATATTTGTAGTAATCTATGTATTATGGATAAGAACGGCATACCCAGGTATGAAGAGTGGTTTAAGAAACATCCAGAGGATCTTCCAGACGGGATTCGTGGATAATAAAAAGGGGCGTGAGCCCCTTTTTACTGTAAGTGTCCGAGAAAGTGAAGAATGAAAAACCATATTGAAAAGATACTTCCTCCGAGAAGAAGTGC